AGCGTTTACAACTTTGTTGTAAAGCCAATAGGTAAAAGATATAATAACGTAAAGAAGGTTGGAGATAAAGAGCTAATTATTAACACTGAGATCTTCAACCATCAATACGTTAATAGACAAGCAACTGTAATATCAAAACCTATTATTGGTGATACAGATATAGATATAGGTAGTGATGTTATATTGCACCACAATGTGTTTAGACGTTGGCATAACGTTAAAGGTATAGAAAAAAATAGTAAAAGCTATTTTGACGAAAATACTTATATAGTACAGCCAGATCAAATATTTTTATATAAAAAGTTTTGGCAGTGGCACTCACCAAAAGGTTTTTGCTGGGTTAAACCTATAAAAAACAAAGACAAGTACGCTAACAGTGAAACACAAGAAAATATTGGTATTATAAAATATACTGACGGTAGTTTTAAAATTAATGATCTTGTAGGTTTTACACCTATATCTAATTATGAGTTTGTTATTGATAACGAGCTATTGTACAGGGTATATACTAAATTTATTACAATTAAATATGAATATCAAGGAAACGAAGAAGCTTATAATCCAAGCTGGGCACAAAGCGGTTGAAGAACTGGTTAACGTTGCTAAAGAAAAAATAATAACTAACACAGAGGATGATGTTAGTGCTGATAGATTAAAAAACGCTGCAGCTACAAAAAAGCTAGCTATATTTGACGCGTTTGAAATATTAAACAGAATACAAGAAGAAGAGAATATACTTGAAGGTAAAGAGCCAGAAGAAAAGAAACAAAGAGTATTTAGAGGTTTTGCTGAAGGTAGATCAAAATGAGTTACGAACAAACATTAGTTAAAATAATTGAACCTGTTAAACGTACGACTATAACTCGTATGAACAGGGGTAAAAAATGGCAATATGGATATAATAAAGAACACGATATTATCGTTATATCAAAAACTGGTAAAATTGGTGAGATCATTGAGTTGCAAGGTTTGCGCATTGCTCTGCCGTTGGAACCAGTGCGAGTGCACATGCACGGTAAAAACAAATGGCAAAGGTTAGAATATCCTAAAGAATTATCTAAACTAAAAAATATATTTGACTGGCGTAGTTATCCTGAAGAAGCTAAAGATCAGTGGTATGATTACATAGACGAAGAATTTAAACGAAGAGATGAAGGCTTTTGGTTTAAAAATAACGGTAAATCAACTTATATAACGGGTAGTCACTATATGTATTTACAATGGAGTAAAATAGATGTAGGTGCACCTGATTTTAGAGAAGCCAATAGATTATTTTACATATTTTGGGAAGCATGCAAAGCTGATAAAAGATGTTATGGTATGTGCTACTTAAAAAATAGACGATCTGGTTTTTCGTTTATGTCATCAGCTGAAACAGTTAACTTAGCTACAATATCAAGTGATAGTAGATATGGTATATTATCAAAAAGTGGAGCCGATGCAAAAAAAATGTTTACAGACAAAGTTGTACCAATATCTGTTAACTATCCGTTTTTCTTTAAACCGATACAAGATGGTATGGATAGACCTAAGTCTGAGCTTGCTTACCGTGTACCTGCGAGTAAGTTTACTCGTAAAAAAATTACTGCAAACGAACAGCAGGAAGACTTGGTTGGACTTGATACTACTATTGACTGGAAAAATACAGGTGACAACAGTTATGATGGAGAAAAACTTAATCTGTTAGTACATGATGAAAGTGGTAAGTGGGAAAGACCTGATAATATATTAAATAACTGGCGAGTTACAAAAACGTGTTTAAGATTAGGTAGTAGAGTAGTTGGTAAATGTATGATGGGTTCAACTTCCAACGCCCTTGACAAAGGTGGAGACAACTTTAAAAAACTATACAATGATTCAGACGTATCAAGACGAAATCGTAATGGACAAACAAAGTCTGGCCTTTATTCTCTCTTTATCCCAATGGAGTGGAACTACGAAGGCTTTATTGATGAATACGGAAATCCAGTCTTTGATAATCCAAGTGATGATGTATACGGACCGGACGGAGAACTAATTGATTATGGAATAATAGATCACTGGCAAAACGAAGCTGATGGTTTAAAAAATGATCAAGATGCGCTAAACGAGTTTTATAGACAGTTTCCAAGAACTGAAGAACACGCGTTTAGAGATGAAGCAAAAAATAGTATATTTAACTTAGTTAGAATATACGAGCAAATAGATTATAATGAAGGTATAAAACCAGCATTAAGTGTTGGTAACTTTCAATGGATTAATGGAGTAAAAGATTCTCAAGTAATTTTTTATCCAGATCCAAAAGGTAGATTTAATATTAGCTGGATCCCACCTTCAAACTTACAAAATAAAATTATATTAAAAAATGGAAGCAAATACCCTGGCAACGATTATATGGGCGCTTTTGGCTGCGACAGCTACGATATTAGCGGTACTGTAGACGGCAAAGGTTCAAAAGGCTCGCTACACGGTTTAACAAAATTTAGTATGGAAGATTGTCCACCAAACCAATTTTTCTTAGAATATATAGCTAGACCACAAACAGCTGATATATTTTTTGAAGATGTACTTATGGCTTTGGTGTTTTATGGTATGCCATTACTTGCAGAAAACAATAAACC